ACCGGCCCGCCCAGCACCAAGCCGCCGCCGACGCCAGTGGGAACACCCTGGGGGTAATCTGCGATCACCTTGGCCTCAGGAGGCAGCCCTGGCATCCGCCTGGGACCGAACCGACCTCCAGGCTGTGTCGGATTCGGGTTCCACCAGCGATTACCACCCTGAGTGGCAGTAGGACGAGACCGCCCTGTGCTGCCGCCATAGGCTCCGGGTTGCCCAGGCATCTGTTACCTCCAGTTGATAGCGCCGGTCATGGTCGCCACGCGAGTCCCGACAGCCGTATCAGCTGGGCCGGGAACCGCCATGATGAACTCAGCACCGCTGCGCATAAATGCAAAGCGATGTACGTCCTCCCGCCGGTAATTGGGGACGTAAAGGGTTTCGGCCAATCGATCCACTTCCCGGAGATAGATCTCCCTGTACATCTGGTCCGCTTTTAGCGGATCTGATTGGAAGATGGCCCGATCCGTGTCGCCAGTGATGCGCTCAATCCGGCTGGGCATCGGCTGGGTTTCATCCCGCAACACTTCTGAGAGCTGCCAGGCATTGTCACATCGTTTGAGATGCTCCAAGACCTTGTCATAGAAGAAGCTGTCGGGAACCCGGGCCATCGCTTCTTCCAGTCTGGCGGCATCGCCAGCAGGGATTTGTGCCCCCAGGTTGTAACCTAGGTGAAACCGGCAGCGGGATTTGTCGTAAGGATTGAGCTCCACGCCACCGCGGCTAATTGGCCTTGATGAAGTCTAGCGATCAGGCCACGTAGATCAAATCGTCCAGGCGGACCTGCTCCCAGTCCACTCGAGGTACGGACTTGAGTTGCTCCAGATTTTGGAACTTCTCCCCAGGAAGACTCATTCTCAGCTCGACGATCTTCTTGGCCGTCGAAAAGCCGACACCATTGACGTGCTTGGCGATCTGGTCAGCTGTCGCCAGATTCAAATTCAATCGGGTATCGACAGGAATGGTCCGCTCGGGAATCTTGTCCTCGTCAACGGAGTTGTCTGGCATGGGAGACTCTGGGCTGCCGCCGGTGCGGCCCTTGCCCGGGGTGTACTCCTCTAGGTCCTTCAGGAGTGGATAACCCACTGCTCCTGACTGGCTTCGGACTTGGGCGCAGTCCTTGCCGTGGAAGCTGATCAATTCAACGATCTGCCCAGTTTTCCGCTCGAGGTAAAGAGACATGCTTGCGCTCTCTTGGTAGAGGCCATTGTTCTAAGCAATCCTAAGGGGAAAGGACAGGGCGACCAAGATCACCCTGTCCTGATTCCACTTGTCAGGCCTAAACGGTCTCGACGATAGCCGGCAGGCCGCCAAACGCGCTTTCGTCGCTGGCGTCGTCATCCAGGTAGTAGGCAACCTCAGCAATGAGGAAGCTGCCACCGGGCTCACTGGAGGTCAGTCCAGCGGCGTTGCCAGCTGCGGTACTCCCGTTGTCATAGAACAGCTTCAGAGTCATCTGAGCTGTGGTCTTGACGGGGGTAATCACGCCAAACACCGAGCTCTGAGGAGCAGCGGTAAGGCTGGTGTCGTCGATGGGCGTGGTGGAGAGCGTCGTGGCAGTAATTGCCGCGCCGTTCACGCTCACCGCGCTGGCGAGCTTGATACGGTCCGTACCGGCGCCCCAGACCAGCCCGGAGCGGGCAGTGCCCTGGCCGGCGTCCTTGCGCGCATCCCGGATCCGTAGACCCAGGAAGTACACAATCGCACCGTTGGGAACAACCAGGCCGGTGATGTCGGGACGGGGTTTGTCATCGGGCCGCTTGTCAGGCGATGGCACAATGACATCAAATTCGGTACGAGCGGTGGAGTCGACCTTGATGTAGCCGACCCGATGAACGTAGGTCCGACCCGGCATGGTCACGACGCCCTGGCTTTGGTAAGCACTCAGCGCGGAAACATAGTTGCCGGGGTAAATCTTCTTAGCCATGTCAGTAGCCTCTGATCAGTAAACGAAGCTGTAGGCGACCGTGATGAAGTCCTTGTTCAGCACTTCAAAGCCGGCCATGAGGCTCCACACCATGATGATGAATCGACCAAAGTCATCATTGTTGTTGAGCAGGATTTGAGCATTGTCACCGCCAATGCCCACGCCAACGGCCTGCATCCCGAAGAACAGGATTGGAGCGGCCTCGGTGACAGCAGCGGAGATGCTGGCCACGGGGATGGTGGTGGTGTAGCTCTTGTCGGGAAGGTTGGTCGATTCAAACCATTGAATCCCCTCGAACAGGAATCCAGTTGGCATGACCGGTTGACCAGCCACGAAACCAGCCTGGCCGTAACCGACGCCAGAGCCCAGGTAGTTGATGGCATTAGGGGCCAGATGCGGCTGCATCGGATTGGCCATGCCATTACCTGGGTAACGAGCAATTTCGCGGAAATCGCTGTCCTGGCGCAGGTGCTTCATCGCGGTAGGACTGGCGATGCAGCGATAGTGCCCGTTGGGGAAGGTTGGCACATTGCGCCGCCGCATGCCCTCGAGCACGTCCAGGAGATCGTCCTTGACGCCGAACTTGGCGGACTGATTGGAGGCGTAGCTTGCGACCGTGGTGCCGGTCTTGGTCTTGTTCTTGGGGAAGAAGTAGCCGCCCTGAGTGGAATCGGCCCTTCCATTGGCTTCTGCTTTGAAGAGCTCATCAGCAAAGACCCGGTCGCGCCAGCGCCGATAGTCATCAAGCAGGGTGAGGGAACCGATCGACTGGTGGAAGGCCGCGATATTGCGGGTATCCAGCAGCAGGCGCTGAGAGGTCATCAGCGTCTCCCGTGCCACCTTGAAGGTGCTGGGCTGGTCAGGTTGTGAAGGATCGGCAGGGCCGGTGTACTCCTTCAAGGTCACGTTGACCTTGTCTTTCACAATGTTGCGAGACGACGCCGTCCCGAGTGTCTGATCAGCAGTGCGCTCTCGGGAGTCCTTGGTGCCAGGATTTCCCCAGTAGCGGTAGCGGTCTAGGGCGACCGTCTGGCCTGGTTGTGCCCCGAAATCGTGGACGACAACAGGATCGACCGCCATCTCTACCACATAGGCAGGGTGGGGTCGATAAAGTTCAGCGCCCAGGATTTTCGGGAAGTCATTGTCTATCCACATTGGATGACACGCTCCGACAGATAAAGGATGTTGGCAGCAAGCATTCCGCCCGCTGCTTCTTACACTAGGAAGGACGCGTGGGGTGAAATTGAACGCACCAGACATTCGCGGCCTGCTGGGAGTCTTCCTGGGTGACGGCTTCCTCTCTCAAAGCAGGTCGGCAGTCAAGGGCCATATCAAGGCCACCTTTCATGGTGGTGCTGACGAACGGGAATTCCTCGAGGAAAAGGCAAGCGAAATCAAGCTTGTCGTCCCGACCCAGGCCAAGATCTCGACCTATCAGATGCGCCCTAGTCAGACCGGCCATCGAACTACGGTGCTGCGTTTCCGGTTCTCCAGCCCATTGTTGGATCCGGTCTACAACTTGTTCTATCCCGATGGATTTCGGGAAATTACGCACCCCCTCCTGGACATTCTTGGGCTCAGGGCGGCAGCCTGGCTTTGGGCTGAGGGATATCGAAAGGGGGACAAGGAGCATCGCCTGAGAAGAGTTGGCGTCCTTCGCGACGAGGCACAGTTGATTAGTGGGTGGCTCGAGTTTCTGACTGGTGCCAAGTCATCCGTCACGGGCAGCTCCTCCCGAATACTGCCTCAGTTGTCGTTCAGCTCCAAGGATGCAGAAATCGCCAAGGAGGCCCTCCTTCTCTATGCCCCGATCAGCCGGAGGCATCTGTTTCTGCCGGGGGACAAATGAGCGCCCGCCTGGTTTCCATGGCTGTCGCCTATGCCATGGGCAGTGGCACCTTGAGATGCAAGGGGATTAAGCAGCGCCCCTGGCTGGAACTCAAGCGACTGGAAACGGAGAGAACCTACATGCTGCACCAGGTGCGATCCTTGCAGCGAGCGGGAGCGGGTCCCGTGCGCACTGCTGTCGACATGCTTCCGGGTCAGCATTTTTACGATGTCTGCAGGGCTCGCCTGCAGCACGATGCATTTGAGAGGGCCATCGAGTTACTTGCTCCAGAGGGCGAGATTTCCCTCTCGAAGGAGGTCCTCGAAATCGGGGGAGCTAGGGGCCTGGCCAGTATCTGGTTGGACCTGGGGCACTGGGACAGGGGCACTGCTGTGATACCCCTTTCCAGCGAGTCCAACGCAGACGCCTTGCTAGGTCATCTGGTTAGGCGTGGAGTTACTGGAGTCAGCAAAGGGGGTAATCCCGCGACCCTGCGCCTCTCAAAACGGCAGTTTGCCCAGTTCAGTGGATTGATCCGGCACCATGTTCACCGCTCAATGGCCCATGCCTTGAAAGAGGGCTCAAAGCATGGCAGCTCGATCATGCGAGTTGCTACTCTTGTCTGACTCCCGAAGCAGAACGGCGTCAGGGGGTCGCCCCTGTTGGTAACACAGGGGAAACTGCCAGGGCGGTGGATTTTTGTCGTTTCTCCACCGCGGTAACTGATCTCCGCTTGGGTCGCTCCCGGGCGGAGCGCCTGGTCGGACTCTCTAGGATTGCAAGATAAGACATGCAGTTGGCATGCCGGATCAGCCGGGTATTACGACAAGATCGGAAAAAGGCGAGCCTCTTTCGTTCCAAGAGGTTGACGATAACTGGCGCTTACTGACCTACCGCATTGACGAGGCGGAGAATGCAATCGATGACAAGTACTCACCAGATGACAGGGCAACAGAAGAGGAGGCCGTAGCAGGAAGCCTGGAAACCCCAGGCAGTATCAGCGATTCAGTGCTGATGACCCCCTACACCACCGCATTGGCGCTGGACCAGAGGGTGGGCCTTGGCAGCCTCTTGAACAGGGTTGACACCCTGGAAGACGATGTCGCGCAGCTAGAGGAGGACACTGAGTTCCTGTTCAACACCAAGTACGACGCTTCTGATCGGGCGACCAATCAGGAGGCCGTAGCAGGAAATCTCTCGACTCCAAACAGCATCAGTAATTCAGTGCTGATGACTCCGTACACCACGGCACTGGCAATTGATGAGCGGGTCAGCAGCAGCGACCTGTCCTACGACCCGGTCACTGGCGCGCTGGATATTTCCACGGGCGACGGGGTCGTGCTCCCCCTGGCGGAACCGGATGGGGATCCGGGTCTTCTCACTGGAGGGGACAAGGCCAAAATTGACGATCTCAAGCTTGTTGCGCTAACTGGCTCCTACGACGACCTGTCGGATTTGCCAGACCTTGGCTCCGCGGCCTTTACTGACTCAGGAGACTACGCCACCTGGGAGCAGGGGGAACTCGCTGAAACGGCTGTTCAGCCAGATGAGCTGACAAGCGCCTTGTCCTCCAAGGCCGACCTGGTCAACGGCCTGGTCCCGGCCTCTCAATTGCCGGGATTCGTGGATGACGTTCGGGAATATCCCAACCTGGCCAGCTTCCCCGTCCCGGGAATGACAGGCGTCATTTACGTCGCACTAGACGAAAACAAGCAGTACCGATGGAGCGGCTCAACTTACATTCAGCTCACGGCTTCCCCCGGGTCAACGGACGCCGTTCCTGAAGGCAGCGTCAATAAATACTTCACGAACCAAAGAGCTGCAGCGGCAGCGCCTGTTCAGTCGGTGGCGGGGCGCACGGGAG